AGCACATCATGCCAATGGTCGGAACAAAGAAGTTTGCCTACACACCCAAGGGCAAAAAAGAAGCCAAAGAGATGTCGATGAAGTCGGGCAAGCCCGTCAAGTCCATGCCTGTTCGCGGCTCTCGCACGGCAACCAACAAAGCCAAAAAAGGCTACTGATGAAAACCAAAGCCGAAAAGAAGATCAGCAAGGTCATGCGCGAGTTTAAAGCGGGTGAGCTGAACTCCGGCAAGGGTGGCCCGATTGTCAAATCCAAGAAGCAGGCAGTGGCCATCGCTCTGTCGCAAGCTGGAAAGGCGAAAAAGAAATGAAACCCGGTCTCTACGCCAACATCGCAGCCAAGAAAGAACGCATCAAAGCCGGTTCTGGCGAGAAGATGCGCAAGCCCGGCACCAAGGGTGCTCCAACAGCCGCTGCCTTCAAGGCTGCGGCCAAGACGGCTAAGAAAAAATGAAAACACCCGCCTGGCAACGCAAAGAAGGACAATCCAAGACTGGAGGCTTGAACGCCAAGGGTCGGGCGTCTTATAATGCGTCAACCGGGGGCGATCTCAAAGCCCCCGTGAAGTCGGGCGACAACCCTCGTAGGGCCTCCTTCTTAGCACGCATGGGCAATATGCCTGGGCCTGAGATGAAAGATGGTAAGCCCACCCGGCTACTCTTGTCTCTGAAGGCTTGGGGCGCATCGTCCAAAGAGGATGCTAAGTCCAAGGCCAAAGCGATCTCCGCAAGGAACAAGAAATGAGACCCATATCTGTCGGCATCAATCCCACCGCTGGGACGACCACCACGGTCTACACCGTGCCGACGGGTTATTACGCGCTGTTCAATCTGTTGTACGTCCACAACACCGGGGCCAACAACAAGTTTCTGACCGTGCAGTGGTACGACGCCAGCGCAAACACCAGCATCGACATCTTGACGCAAGTGCCGTACACCTCCAAGCAGTACACGCAGTTCAGCAACGCCTATGTTGTCTTTGAAGAAGGCGACCAACTGCGCGTCACGCCAGAGTCCACCAGCGCGTTTGCGATCATTGCCACCTTTGAACAAATCGGATTGACACGCCAATGACCTACCTTCAACTTATCAATGATGTGCTGGTTCGGCTGCGCGAGACGCAGGTGTCGTCCAGCAACGAAACGGCTTACTCGACCCTGATCGGGCGGTTTGTCAACGACGCTAAGCGCCAGATCGAGGACGCGTTCAGTTGGAACGTGCTCGGCCAGACGGTGACAATCACCACCACGCCCGGCACTTATGTCTACTCGCTGACTGGCTCTGGCCAGAAGTTCCAAGTCATGGACGCGCTGAACACGACCGCCAACGTCGGTCTGCAAAACATCAGCTTCGTGCAGATGAACCGCTTTCAGAACTTGGTGCCTGCGATCAGCGGTATCCCTGAATACTACAGTTTTGACGGCGTGGACGGCAACGGCGACACCAAGGTGGTGCTGTACGCCCGCCCAGATAACGTCTACACCATCCCTTTCGCGCTGACTGTGCCTCAAGCGCCATTGACCTCTGACAACACGCTGGTGTTGGTGTCTGACGCGCTGGTCGTGCAAAACGCCTATGCTCGGGCGTTGGTCGAGCGCGGTGAGGACGGCGGCTTGAACTCATCTGAGGCGTACAACTTGTACCGTGGGATGTTGGCTGACCAGATTGCGCTGGAGGGCACCCGCTATCCAGAGAACCAAGAGTTTGTTGCCATATGAGCCAAGCCCTCCAGACCGCAAGCATCTCAGCCCCAGGTTTTTTCGGGTTGAATACTCAGGACTCGCCTCTGGACTTGGCGGCTGGCTTTGCTTTGGTCGCAACGAATTGCATCATCGACCAGTACGGTCGTATCGGCTCGCGTAAAGGCTGGGCACGGGTCAACTCGTCGTCCGGCGCTCTTGGGGCCAACAACGTGGGCGTCATCCATGAGCTGGTGCAGTCTGACGGTACGCTGACGATTCTGTTCGCAGGCAACAACAAGCTGTTCAAGCTGGACGGCTCTAACGCCGTGTCTGAGTTGACCTACGGGGGTGGGGGCACAGCGCCGACGATCACGGCCAGCAACTGGTCGGTGGCTTCTCTTAACGGCATCACCTACTTCTTCCAGACTGGCCACGACCCACTGATCTTCGACCCAGCCGTTAGCACGACGACCTACCGCCGCGTCAGCGAAAAGTCAGGCTACGTCGGCACGGTGCCTGCGGGCAACATCGTGATCTCGGCCTTTGGTCGCTTGTGGGTTGCAGACACCGCCACTGACAACGTGACGGTGTTCTTTTCTGACTTGCTGGCTGGCCATGTGTGGAGCACCGGCACGGCTGGCACATTGAACATCGACCGCGTGTGGCCTAACGGCGCAGACAACATCACCGGCTTGGCAGCGCACAACGGCTTTCTGATCATCTTCGGCAGCCGCCAGATTCTGGTCTACGCCAACGCCACGACACCGGCCACAATGAGCCTGAGCGACACGGTGGGTGGCATTGGCTGCATCGCCCGCGACTCTATCCAGAGCACTGGCAAGGACATCTTGTTCTTGTCCAACTCGGGCATCCGGTCGTTCGCCAGGACGATTGTGGAGAAGTCAGCGCCCTTGGGCGACTTGTCCAAGAACGTGCGCAGCGACTTCATGTCGATTGTGACTGGCGAGACGTTGGCCAACATCAAGTCGGTTTACTCAGAAGCCGAGGCGTTTTATCTGCTGACGCTGCCGTCGGTCAAAGAGGTGTATTGCTTTGACACCCGCGTGCAGTTGCAAGACGGCTCGTTCAGGGTCACGATCTGGAACTTGATTGAGCCAACAGCGCTGCTCTCACGCCGCAACGGCGACGTGTTGATCGGCAAGAACGGCTACGTCGGCAAGTACAGCACCTACCAAGACCACACCACGGCCTACCGGATGCAGTACTACACCAACCACGCCGACTTGGGTAACGCCAACATCACGTCGCTTCTGAAGCGCTTGAAGGTGGTGGTGATCGGCGGCACAAACCAGTTTGTGACCATGAAGTGGGGCTTTGACTTCAGCACCAACTACCTGTCAGCCAACGCGCTGATCCCAACGCAAGGCGTGTCCGAATACGGCATCGGTGAGTACGATATCGCTGAGTATTCAGATGGCGTGGCCTTGCAAACTTTAAGCGTGCAAGCCTCTGGCAGCGGTAAAATCGTGCAAACCGGATATGAGTCCAACATCAGCGGCGCGCCGCTGTCGATCCAACGGATTGAAATCCAATCCAAAGACGGGAAAATGTCATGAGCAACTACACACAGTCCACGAATTTCGCCACGAAAGATGCGCTGCCGTCTGGCGACCCGCTGAAGATCGTCAAGGGCACCGAGATCAACACGGAGTTTGTCAACATCTCTGTGGCCATTGCGACCAAAGCTGATCTGAACTCGCCCACCTTGGTGACGCCTGCTTTGGGTACGCCAGCAAGCGGTGTAATGACCAACGTGACAGGTCTGCCATTGTCCACTGGCGTGACAGGCACTTTGCCTGTGGCCAACGGTGGTACTGGTGTTACGGCCTCAACTGGCACGGGCAGTGTGGTGTTGTCCAACAGCCCCACCTTGGTCACGCCTGCGCTAGGCACGCCTTCTGCCTTGGTCGGCACGAACATAACTGGCACGGCAGCGGGCTTGAGTATTGGTGGCAATGCAGCAACTGCAACGAACGCAACCAATGCAACGAACGCAACCAATGCAACGAACGCCAGCACGGTTACCACGATTACGACTACTCAAGTCCTTAACGCCACAGCAGGTGCTTCTGTAGGAGCAGTTGGAACTTATATTGTGGCACACAATACATCAACAACAAATTTTACCGCAGGCGACACAGTTGCAGGGTCTTCATTACGCTATGTAAACACTTCTTCGGGTGCCGCGCCGCTTCCGTATGTAATAACGGTTAATAATTTAACAGGAATGGCGACCCCCTCGGGGACTTGGCGGTGTATGGTGGGAGCTAGGGGCGCCGTCACCGGATGTGATGGAACTACGTACTACCCTTCTTTTTTCCTTCGTATTTCTTAAGAGGAAAATCATGCAAGCGCAACTAACTTCCCTTAAAAATCCTGTCTGGTCAAACGCAGAGCAAACAGCAATTGACTGCCAAATCACAACAAATCAATTTGGTGCTGAAGTTCTCCCGTTTACCGCATCTCAGAATGATGTTGAAGTGCACGGACGAGGTATTTTTGCCGATATTGTTGCCGGAAATTACGGCCCGATTGCGGCGTATGTTGCACCCCCTGAGCCAGTACAACCTAGTGTTGATGGAGCGCAAACTCTGTGAACACACTATCCCCTCGCTTCACCGTCATTCAAGACGGCACAACGCTTAACGTGTATCACGCAAGCAAAGGCGAGGGATTGCCCAAACATAGCCATATTTATTCCCACCTAACTTTTTGCCACTCTGGCTCCGCAAGAATCAGCAACGAGCGCCGTAGCTTGGTAATGACCAAAGACACGCAGCCCGTCAATCTTGTTGCGGGTGAGTGGCATGAAATTGAAGCGCTGGACGATAATACGGTATTCGTAAACGTGTTTGCGGAAACTGCATGATCACCCACCACTTCAGCGATGGTTTGTACGCCAAAGAGATGCGGTTTACCGCAGGCGAAGCCATTCTGAAGCACACGCATGAGTTCAGTCACCTGTCGATCCTGGCCGCTGGCAAGGTGGCGGTGATGAAGGGTGAAGAGATAGAAGTCATTGAAGCGCCAGCTTGCATTGAGATCAAGGCTGGTTTGACGCACGGCGTCAAGGCGATCACGGATTGCGTTTGGTTTTGTATTCACGCCACCGACGAGAAAGACCCGTCAAAGGTGGACGACGTTTTGATTGGAGTTTGATATGCCAGCATCACTTATTGCAGCAGGGGGTTCTCTTTTAGGCGGCTTGCTCGGAGGCCGTTCTGCCCGTAAGGCCGCAGAGGCCCAAGCCAACGCGCAGCGCGAAGCAGCGCAACTAGCCGCTGAAGAAGCCCGCTTTCGCCCGGTCGGCATCACGACGCGCTTTGGTTCGTCGCAGTTCCAGACCGACCCCCAAGGCCGCGTGTCGGGTGCCAGCTATACGCTAGACCCACAGCTCAGGGCCATGCAAGACCGCTTCTTGGGTCTGGCAGGCGGTGGGCTGGACCAAGCCGCGCAAGCGCAGCAGCAGTTTGCGCCTTTGGGCCAAGCGGCTCAAGGTCTGTTCGGCCTCGGCCAGCAGTACCTGGCGCAGTCGCCTCAAGAGGCCGCGCAGCAGTTCATGGCTAACCAACAAAACCTCTTGGCTCCTAGCCGTGAGCGTGAGTTTGCGCAGCTCCAGAACCGTTTGTTCCAGACTGGCCGTGGCGGTCTGTCCGTTGGGGCCACAGGCGAGCGCCCAAGCGGTGCTGCTGGCCTTGGTGCTGCCAGCCCTGAGATGGAGGCGTACTACAACGCTTTGGCCCAGCAAGACGCTGGTTTGGCTGCACAGGCTCAAGAAGCCGGACAGCGGCAAGTGGCCTTTGGCGCTGGTCTGTTCGGCACTGGTGGCAACCTGCTCACGCAAGGCTACGGTGGTCAGGCTGCGGCTCTGGGTCCGTATGAGGCTTATCTTCAACAAGCAAGGCAGTTGGAGTCAATCGGCCAGCAGCCTCTGCAATTGGGCATTGACATCGGCGCAAAGGGTCAGAGCAACGCAGCAGCGCAGGCTATGCTGACAGGTAACATGCCGTCACAGCAGTCGTTCCAAGCCAACGCTTTTAACCCGTTTGCAACGGCGCTGACGCAAGCAAGCATGAACCCAACTTTTGCGTCTGGCGTGCGCAACCTGTTTGGCGGTGGTTCTGCTCAACCAAGCGCAGGCAATCTTGCCGGAACGTCTTTCGCCTACGACACCTTTGGCAGACCTGTTCCTATCATCTAAGGAGTAAGACATGGCAGAAATCGTCCAATCCCTATTCGGCGTTACGCCGGAGTCTTACCAGCAGGCCCAACAGCAGCGGGCTGACGCCCAAGCGTTGCAGTTCGCTAGGCTTGACCCTTTCCAGCAAGCGAACTTCGCCATTGGCCGTGGGGCTAACATGCTGGGCGGCGCTATCGGCGGCGCTTTGGGTGGTCAAGACCCTGAGTTGCAGCGCATCACAGCGCGTCAGCAGATCGCAAATCAAATTAACATCAACGATCCCGCCTCACTTCAAAACGCCATGTCACAGCTTGTGCGGATTGGAGACATTGATGGGCAGAGACAGCTTCAGCCTTTGATAGATGAGGCATTGAAGCGCTCCCAAGCAAGCGCATCAAGACAAAGAAGCACCGAGGCTCAAAACCTTATCCAAAGCGCATATCAGCCTGCTACTCCAGAGCAACAGCAATTTGTTGAGGTGGATGAGCAAGGACAGCCAGTTGCAATCCCAGGTCGCCCAGCATCTTTTGATATTAGCCCTGTTGTTCCTCAATTGATGAGGCTTGGCCCTGAAGGTCAAGCGGCCATCTCTCAGCAAGCCAAATTGCTTCCAGACCTTCGCAGGCTTGGTGCAGCTTCAATGCGTGAGGAAAATCCATTTGCTATGTTCACCACTGATGCAACCATCCCGAAAAATGTTCAAACACTAGCACAGCAATACTCCAAGAGTTTTGCAAGCGGAGTGCTTGACCCTGAGAAGGCTGACGCCAGAGTAAAAGAATTGACTGAAATGACGCAGCGTGTTCAGCAATTTGAGCAGAATCAGCAGCAGATTAAAGACAATCAAGCCATCATGCAATCGCTGCGTCAGCAAGGCCTTGAGAACTCTCAACAAGCTCTTTTGATTCAGCGAGGCAATCAAGCATTGCAAGCGCAGAACATTCAGTTTCAGCAACAAATGAAGCTCAAAGATGCAGAGGCAAAAGCAGAAGCAAAAGCCAACAAGCCGCTTCCAAGTTATCTTGCCAAAGAAGAGGAGGCTGACTTCTCTGCCGCAAGCGCAGCGACCAACATCGCCACAGATGCGTATGGATATATCAACCGAATCAAGACTGGCGAAATCAAATTTGGCCTAAAGGATTTGGCCAGTATTCGGGCGCGTCAACTTACTGGGTCTGGTGCGCCAGATGTGGTGGCCCGCGAAGACTACGACAAGTTTGTCACCAACTTGGTGAATGAGAGTTTGCGATTGAACAAAGGCACGCAAACTGAAGGCGATGCTGTGCGAGAGGCTAAAGCGCTGAGAAGCTCAGAATCAAAAGAGGCTGCTGCCTCTGCAATGAAGCGCTTGATTGATATTAATACACGACGGGTAGAGGGTGCAGCAAACGCGGTGCAAAAACGCAGAGCCAATGCTGGGTTTCCTCCTGCTCCTCAGCCAATTGCTGTTCCTCAGTTTGATGTTCAAATCATTACGCCAGCCGAATACAGCAGCTTTTTGAAGAATCCAAAATTCCCAAGTGGCACAGTTTTTGTTGATCCTGATGGCGTAAGAAGGGTGAAACCATAATGGCAAACTACAAAGATGCTCCACTGGCTGATCAACCACAAGCTGATCAACCACAAGCCTTTACCTCTGTTCTTGGGCCTGGTGTTCCTTACTCCGGCCCAGCCGAGGCACTTCGCTCAATTGGTCAGGGTTTGACCTTTGGCACTCTGGACGAGATTGAAGCGGCTGTTCGCACTGGCTCAATCAGTGGGCCTGAATATGAGCGCCAGCGCAATCTGTTGCGTGAGCAGCAAAAGCAATTCGGCCAAGATATGCCAATTGCCAAAACTGGCTTGGAGATTGGTGGCAGCTTGATTGCGCCATTTGGTGCTGCAAGGCAGATTGGAAGACTTGCGCCAAGTACCCAAGCCGCGGTTATAGGTCAAACTGTGCCAGGACAAATTGCCCGCGGTACAGCAATCGGCGCAGCAACTGGTGCGGCATCTGGTTACGGTTTTGCCGAGAAAGACGCAGGGACTGAAGCGGTTGTTGGTGGCGTCTTTGGCGGTTTGCTTGGCGGCTCAGTGCCAATTGTCGTGGACAAGGCTGGATCACTCATCAAGAACGTGCTCAACTCTGCTGGCATTGGTGACCAAGAAACAGCCGCATCCAAGATGCTGGCAAGCTATCTCAAGAAAGACAATCTCACACCAACAGAGGCGCAGCAAGCTCTGGATGAGCTGCGCAAGATTGGCGTCCCTAACCCGGTCATTGCTGACTTGGGCAAAAGCCTCAACGACTTGGCTTATAGCGCATATGTTGTGCAATCAAAAGCCAAAGGCGGCACTGAGTCGTTCCTTGTCAATCGCATGATTGATCAGCCAAACGATATTGTGAAGGGCTTGGTTGAAAAAGCTGGCTTGGCTAAAAACGTCAATGGCTTTGAGTATCTTGAGGCTTTGACAGCAAATCAATCACGACTTGCCAGCCAGGCATATCCAGATGCGTACAGCAAAGCCATTGATGCTGTGCCATTTCGGAAGTATGTGGACCGGCCTGTTTTCCAAAAAGCCTATGAAGAAGCGGTCAAGCGTGCTGGTGTTTACGGCAACAAACTGCCTGATCTGAGTGCCATCCGAAACGCTCAATCTGTTCCAACAGACATCTTGCACCAGATCAAGATTGGTCTTGACCGCGTGATTGATGCTGAAACAGACAGCGTGACCAGCAAAGTTTCTGGGTATGGCCGAGACGTAACAAAAGTCAAAACTGAATTCAACGACCTGATCAAGTCACTCAATCCTGAATACGCCAAAGCAAATGCTCAGTTTGCCGACGCAGAGCGCATTAAAAACGCTTTCAAGATGGGTGAGGACTACCAACGTCTTGATCCAAAAGAGGCTGCATCCAAAATCAGAAAGCTCAACCCTGATGAAAAAGAGGCGTTCCGCTTGGGTGTAATGGCTGACGTTAACAACCGAGTTGGCAATTTCAAGGGCGGCGATTTCACCAAGCAAATCTTTAAGTCAGAAAATCAAAAGCTGTTGCTTCGCAATGCTTTTCCAGATCAAGCCTCTTACGCTGAGTTTTCTCAATACGTCAAAGGCTTGGGTCAGCAAAGCGCAACCAAGCAACGTGTTCTTGGCGGCTCTCGTACAGATGAAAATCGTGCCGTTCGTGATGAAGCAAACCTTCTTGGCTCGCTTGCACAGGCAACAACAACTGGCGACCCTTTGAGCATGTTGCGTGCTGGTGGCCAAGCATTGCTTTCAAGAGCCAGAGGCATCAGCAGCGAAAGTTCAGAGGCTTTGCAAAAACGTCTGTTTACTGTTGACCCAATAGAGCAGACCACCATCTTGCGGGAATTAAACCGCAGAGCGCAAAGACCACAAACTGGTCTTTTAACTGGCTCTGCGGCTGTTGGGTCTGCCACTGGAATCCTGGGAGATTAACCAGCGTCAGAGCCGTCCCTTGGGCATTTCGTGCTTATTCAGGAACGGCTTGACGCTGGGCTTGGCCCGGCTGTAGATGCCAAAGGCTCGGTAGTCGGTGGTGGCGGTTACACCCTTGGCCCTGAAATACACATCTTTTAAGAAGATGCTTGGCTGTTGATTGTGCGCCCAATGAAATGGCGATTCTGGGTGACATTTACATTTCATTTGATTCTTCCTAATAGTGTTGCTCGGCAATCATTCCACCCAGCCATATATTCAGGCGTTTCACCATCACTGGCGGTCAGCGCGTCTGGAATGTATGGTCTCGCCCTAATCTGCAAAGACCGCAAGTTCTCTGCATGGTCTTTCAAGGCTGCGGCTACAGCATTTAAGCGCATGGTCGCCTCACGCTCAATGCGGTTGAATTCTTCGTCTTCTGTGTTCATTCCTTCTCCTTGAGCGTAGCCCATGCCACTTGGGCACATCGGGCGCATTGGTAGTGGTACTGGGTGCGGTGCGGCGATGGGGTCAGTATCCAGCGGTGTTTACATTGGGTCATTTAGTTTCTCCTCTTGCTCGGATGGCAGCTTCCAAATCAACTGGGCCTCCATACATTGCCACCAAATCAATAATTGCTTTTTGCTCATCAGCACGGACAAGGGCAACAAGGCGGTCAAGTCGTGTGTCAAATTCAGCGTGGTGGTCATCCCATCCAGCCTCACGGGCCATGTCTATCGTGTCTCTCATGTGTTCTTCTCCTTAAGTTTGGCTTCGGCTCATGCGCACAGGCTTCTTCGTAATCCAGTACATCCTGAATGCGATAGCGGATCAAACCGCCTAGCTTGAGATAGCGACAGCCCTGCTTGAGTGATCTGTCGCGCTCCAAGGTAGCCTCGCTAATCTTCCAACGGAAGGCGAGTTCTTCTTGCGTCATTAGTTGCTCTGGGGTTGTCATTGCGGCCCCTTGTGAACAACCACAGACGCGCCTGTCTCTGGGTCTGTGTAGCTGGTTTCTGGTTCGCACCAACAAAGAGAGCCGTCTGTCAAGTGCTGGCGCTGTGCTGCGGGTGGGGTGGTGTACATGTCTTGAATCTCTTTGGCGATAGCGACGGCAAGCTGAACATCCATCGGCTTCTGTGCGTTTTCTGGATGCGTCCAGCCACGGGCAATAGCCCCAAGCACATCCTCCCACGCCACAGGCTCCTGCACAGCCTTCAACGCTGCAACCTCCCGCCGTGACTCAGCCAGCGCATCGCTCAGGATTTCCACCTGCCTGTTGGTGGCATCAAGTTCGGCTTGCAGGTCAGGCTCATAGTCTAGCCCCAACTCTCTGGCGTTCTCTGCCTTCTTGTCGAGGGCAATGTTTGCCAACGCAATACAAGGCCCAAAACCACACTTCCTGCATGTGCGTGGGTATGCTTTGCCTTGTTCGCGTAGCGAGTTATTGCAGGTGCTGTCCTGCACAGGTGCTGCAAGGGCTTGCTTGATGGCGGTGATGGCTGTCTTTTGCTTTTCAATTAAATTGGGCCATGTTGGCATCCATGCGTCCAACGCCTCCAGCGCCAGCTTCAATGCTTCGTCTTTCATACAACCCCCGCCAGCCACCAAAGGCCACAGATGAACAACATCGCCACGACACCCGCAGTGGCGGCAAGGCCACGAATCTCTCGTTTGACCCGCGATTTTCTAATAGGGCAGTCGCGGCCCTGACGGCAGTTGCCGTACTCGTCACAGCAGTTCATTGCAGTCTCTCCACTGGTGGTGGTGACATCTTCTCGCTGGGCGGTGTCCAGCCGTACTTGCGCCACAGGGCCTGAACATCAGCCCCGCTGCTCCACTTGAAGTCTGGGTGTCCTACTGGAATCCACGGTGTTGTTTTGATCATGATTTTCTCCTTTGATTAATAAGTGCCGATAGGCACGGATGGCTGTCTTCAAGTCTTCTCGCAGACTCTTGATCAGCTCTTCTTGCTCAGAAACTGCCTTGGCGCAGTCACGGGCAAACTTGGCGGTGTTGTGTGCTTCCCACGCCTCAAACCTGTTCATGTCAGTTCGTCCTTGGCCATCTCATCGGCCTTTTTTTCCCAATACGATTTGGTGAGCCAGTCAACCAAAATCCCAACCTGATCGAACTTACGCTCTGCCAGCACCTTGCCAAGCACCATCTTCTCAGCGGTGCTTGACTCATCTAGAGCCTGGCAAATGTTCACCCCGTCAAACGGGTCACACGCCTCACCCGGCATCATCATCTCTTCAGCCCGCGCCTCAATTGCAAATTCCAAAGCCTCGGCTCTGTCCTCGTCAGCTTGTCGGCTGTGCATCATTTGGGTGTTCATGCAGCTCATGCTGACAACCCAAAGAACAGGCAAGCGGCCAAGCCAACGCCAATGACGCACGCCAGAGCAATGCTAAGTGCAGCGTCTGCACGACCATGCAACTTGGCCGCACGAACTTGATAATGCTGCTTGTATTTGTGGTGCTTCATTTCGGTTACTCCGGTTTGTTTGTTGCGATGCCTGATATTACCACGATTTCCCACAATCAATGCAACCTAGGGCAAACCCTTAGACTGCGGTGATCTCCACATCATGTGGTTTGCGCTTGCCATCCAGCAGCTCATGTATGCGCTTTTCAGTCAGGCGGTGGCAGCGAATCATGGTGCGTGCTGGCAGCATGTCCAGCAGGGCGGCATAGTCCTCCAGCACAGCACGAACAGCCTGAATCCCAGCACCATCAAGCCGGATTGCACCTCCGGCCATGTTGCGCTTGCCAGCCATTGCCATCGCTGTAATGGCGTCCATGAGAAGGCCGCTAGTGTCCTCGCAGACTTTCATATCAACAATCAATGTCTCCATGAGATTGACCGCATCTGATACCACCCGCCAGTCATCGGTCGTTGGTGTTGGCGCTTTTTCCATAGCGGCAAGCCCCTCGTACATTCTGGTGAGTTGGTACGTCCTCCAATCCTGTGGCAACAGATCGGTTGGGCTTGCGGCCATTTCATCAAACAAGGTGTAGCGCTTAATCCTCGCTTGCACCCGTCTCTTACTTTGCTTTTTCATTCTTCAAGCCTTGTTTGACATAGTGCAGAATCTGCGCGGCCAGCGTCCTGGTATGGCGCTCGGCATGTTTGCGAATCTCCAGCTCCACATCTGCGGGCAATCGGATAGTCATGTAACGGTCTTTGATTTGGTCGCTCATAGCGTGTCCTTGTTTTGGTTAAAAAAGGCGGTGATCTGCTCTTTTGCGTCTTCAGCACCCTTGCACACTTTAGCACAATAGCCCACTTCCTCAAGATACTTGATCCAATCCTTTTGCTCGGCACTGAGCACACCACCCTTGACGCGCTTCATCTCCACCCACAAGCGCCAGGCAGGGATGAACAGATCAGGCACGCCAGCCGATACGCCCTCAATCTTCAATCTGGTGGCGGCAGCAATGCTTCGTTGGCCCCCGTTCGGGATTGCAAATATGCGAACACCTCTATGGGTCTGGCGAAACCATTTCACAACCTCGCGTTGCTCTTCATGCTCCGTTGGTATGCGATCAGTCAAAACATCACCTCTCGTTCCCACTTGGGGCACTCGCCAACAGCCTCAGCAAACTCGGCTGGCGGCTTCATGAAGAACTCAACGCATTGCCCATCGTTTCCGTAGCTCTCACAGGTATGGCAGCACTTCGGTGGGCCAGCACGGTGCCATTGGCGCCATTGAATCAAGAACTCAGGTTCAGCAGGTCTCATTCCCATTTCCTTCGCGTTACTTTAAAAAATTTACCGTCCTTGCGATACTCAATCATGCTTGGTGGTGTTGATTGTTTATTTATTTCTATTGCAATATCGTGCGCCTTGGAATACAAAACAGCATTTACACAGTTGGCACTTCTTGCAATCCCAATCAACTTTTGTAAAGCCATCTGCCCGGCATAACCATCGTGAAAAATTGGCAAGTATTCGGTGATTGGTGCATCACTCAGGCTGCCGTAATACGTCACCGCCAGCATCTGCTTGCCTGATGCCTTGCTGGTATGCCAACGCCACGTCCAGCTTGTCACCTCCAACTCTTGCCCATCCAGACCCATGATGTCGTCATCACGCAATTGCAGCTTTTTAAGCTCTTTCACCGGGAAAGGATGCTGGCAGGCAGGGCAGACCATCACCGAGATATGCACCAACTCATCGCAGTTCTCGCAGACTTTTAACGGCGCTTCACCATTGCCATCGCCACCTTTCTTTGGCGGCTGCACGTTGGTGATCGGGCCATGTGAGGCCACCACACCAGCGAAGTCAAGCACCAGGCAGTGATCGGTGTGGCTCTTAACCCTCATGCCACGGCCAGCCATCTGCACATAAAGACTGGCGCTCATGGTTGGGCGCAGCATCACCACCAGATCAATGTCTGGGTAATCAAAGCCAGTGGTCAGCACGTTGGCGTTGGTCAGCGCTTGCAGCTTGCCAGCCTTGAAGTCGGCAATGATTTCATCGCGCTGCTTCTTAGGTGTGTCCCCCGTCACCCACGCAGCCGTCACGCCTTGCTGGCGCAGGGCTTGGGCAATGTGCTCGGCGTGCTTAACGCCAGCACAAAAGAAAAGCCAAGCCTTGCGGTCACCAGCCAAGGCCATCACCTCTTGCACCACAGCCTGATTCTTGTCGTCCGTGTCCACCGCGGCTTGCAGCTCGGACTCAATGAATTCACCGCCACGCTTATGCACACCAGTCACATCCAGCTTTGCCTTGGTGACCTTAGAGCGCAGCGTTGACAGGTAGCCCTTAAAGATCAGCTCCTCGATGCTGATCGGCTCAATCAAGGCATCAAACAGCGCAGGCTTGTCGGTGATTAGGCCATGCCCCAAGCGGTAAGGTGTGGCTGTAAGCCCCACCACCCTGATGGCAGGGTTGATGGCTTTGAGTTGCTCAAGCAGCCCGCGGTAGCCTCCCTCGTCCTTGTGGTTGACAAGGTGGCACTCATCAATGATCACCAAGTCAATGTGGCCCAGCTCTCTTGCCTTGCTCCGCACCGACTGGATGCCTGCAAAGGTGATCGGCTCGCCCAACTCACGCCGGCCAATGCTGGCGCTGTAAATACCCATCGGAGCGCCCGGCCAATGCTGGCGCATCTTCTCGGCGTTCTGCTCAATTAGCTCCTTCACATGGGTCAGCATGAGCACACGGGTCTCGGGCCAGTTCTGCAAGGCGTCCTTGCACAGCGCGGCCACAATGTGCGACTTGCCTGAGCCTGTCGGCAGCACCAAGCAAGGGTTGCCACGGCCACCGGCCTCGAACCAAGCATAAAGCTGGTCAATGGTGCGCTGTTGGTACTCACGCAGCATCAACCCACCACCCTTCCACCAAACTGCTTGCGCATGTCGTGCAACTGCGTCCAGCCCTTGTCCGAGCAGGCATCAGCGTTCGCCAGCAATTCCTTGCTACTGAACACGCCCTCTTGCTCTGGATCGCCATTGGCCACAGTGGTGCCATTGATCTCGTACACCGCGGTGAACTCGTTCGGCCCATCCTTGCGCTGCCAAGGCACCAGATCAGGGTGCAGGACATGCCCATCGCAGCCATTGCGCTGTGCGTCCACCGGGATCACATCGTCCCATTTGCCACAGTGCCAAGTTGAGTCAGACAAAGGTGTGGCCATCGCACAGGTGCGGCAGTTCACATGCTTGGTGGTCTTGGACTCATGGCAGAACTCATGGGCATCGCAGAACTTGCACTGATACCAACTTGCATCGGTGCTGATCGGTGGCGGCATGTTGTCGCTCAAAGCAATGTAATGCCCGCGGCGTATGGCCTTGTCAGCCATATCTTTGTCAAACTTCACGCGCTCGGTGTGGATGCGGTCATCGTCCTTGCACACAGCCACATACAGCGCACGGTCCAGACCAGTGCCAGCCATGTAGACCTGCATCTGCACAAAATGCTCGGGCTTGGACTTCTCCACGCCATCTTTCACCAGCGCATCAAACGACTTCTTGCTGTGCGTCTTGAACTCGGCCACATGCTTGGTCTTTGGCGCTTGAGGCACACCAGAATCAATGATGGCATCAAGCGACCCCGAGACATGGCTGCCAAAGTCCACCCGGTGCTGTGCAGATACCTTGCGCACATCCAGACCAATGGCACGCAAGTCGCTGATGATGTTGGCCTCTTCTTGGTGGCCACGCCTGAACAGGCGCAAAATGCGGCCAGAGAACTCAGGCTGCACAGCCCACCGAAACGACAGCCAAAGCCACCGATCACACACATGGCCCAGCGCACTGGCCCCAAGGTGAGGGCGAGGGACTTCTGCTTGTGCTTCATGGTGCTTGTCAATCAGCGCCTGAATGTTATGAT